AAACTATTGTTTGGTGTAAAAGTTTTAGCATTAACTACGCTATCTTGATAGAATCTTCTACCACAAATTTTATCTATTAATCTACAAGCTGAGTCAATGGCATTATCAATATTGTCATCTTGTGCCGTTCCTGATAAGCCAATGTATGCCTTTAAATCAGCTTTATCAATATACTGACCTGCCACTTAAGACCTACTTTGCTTTATTTTCTTTTGGTTGTTTTGCTTTTGATTCTACGAACTTAAGAGCTTTGTATTCAGCGTCAGGCATTTCCCAACCTTCTCTTGCAATAAGTTTGCCTTTACGCCAACCTTTTGGCATACCTTCAGCAGACTCTTTACAAAGTCCTTCTTCATTCATATAAATATCTTTTTTAATTATCATTTTATCCTTTTTGCTAGATGTCCCACTCTCATAAGACGAATGGGACATCAAAGCCATAATCTAATTTCTTAGAAGTTTGTTATTGTACAGAAAGCAGTTGCACGATAGATTGGGAATCCTAATCTAACGGTTGCTTTCATAACCATAATATCTTTTACGAAGTTTTCATCGTGGGAATCAGACATAGCTACTTCCATACCTTGTCTTGCGACAATATGACAAGCCTGTCCACCACCGAAAACACCTACAATCGCAGTTCCTGCAGGTCTAGTTGTATCTAACACGACAGGTAATCCCCATAGTGTTTGTCCAACTGCACCACCGAACTGTCCTGCACCAACAAAGAGTGGGTTTAAGCTACCACTTGTTGTAACTGCGTTTACTTCAGTAACAACTTGGTACCAATCTGAAGGGTGCATAATGATTGCGTCAGGACTTAAGAAGCTATCTTTTTGAATTTCTGTGATTGCTTCATAAATTTGACCTACTCTCTTAAGGTTTCCTGCAAATGCAGAATAATCAAAAGTGTTGATTCCTGATTTGTTTAAGATACCTGTTAAGTTAGGTGCTACACCTGACCCTGCAAGTAATTGGTCTCCAACTGCAAGATTAACCATAGTTCTTAATCTTGAGTCAAGATAACCACTTACTGCTGATACATCAGCTAACAATTCTTCTGTTACAGGCAAGAATGAGCCAATCTTACGAATGTTCTCTGTTTGCTCTGTAAAAGCAAGTGCGTTTTCGCCTAGAGCTGAGCCTTCAGCTTTAGCACTTGAGTTATTAGTAAATGTAGTTTCTTCCAAATACTTATATTGGTAATTATCTGTTGTAATTGTGTCGATTAAGTCAATAACAGTTTGTGGGTTTCTCAATGCAGTAGGAACGATTAAATCGCTTCTTGTTACTGCAGGTGGATAACCTGTTTCTGTTAATGTTGTTTTTAATTCGACTTGTGGATTCCACTTAAGCTCTGAATTAATGTTCTTTTGCCCATTATTCATAAAACTTTTGTAAGCACTAGATTCAATGAGTTGGTCGCCAAGAGTTTTTCTCTCAACTTGTTCCTTCTCGTTGTGAATAGGCATTGATTTTACTTCTTTACCTTTTTCTAATGCTTCTTCAAGTCTTGCTTCTTGAGTTTCTAGAGCATTTAATTCATTAACTTTTTCATTAAGTTTCTCAATTTCAACATTTCTATCTTCGATAGCTTGTTTCTTTTCAACAGAGATTTCAGAGCCACCTTCAAAGGAGTCCTTCATTTCTTTAACTGCGTCAAATTGAGTTTGTCTTAATGCGTGGAGTTCCTGTGTGAGTTCGTTTAATTTACTCAACTTTATCTCCTTCATTAACTACGCCTTGACTTCTTGCCAAGACTTCTTGTGTATTTAGCCAAAGTGCGTCAATACTATCTTTAGGTTGCTCTGCTTCTTCTTCTCCTAGTCCAAGAATGTTGTCTAAATCGTTATAGACTTCTTGGATTCGGTCTTGAATCTGCATAAGAGATTCTTGAGCAGACTTTGACAATGTTTTGCCTTTTTCTAAGCGTAAAGAAGTAAGTTCTTTTGCTCTATCAATGAAGTTGTTAATTGTGATAAGCACATTATCAGCTTCATCTGTGAATCTAAGACCTGATTCAACATCTTTAACATCTTTTTCTTTTTGTTCTTTTACTGCAACTGTGTAAGTTGATTGATTTGCACCAACTAGAACAGGAGAGACTTCAAACACAGTAGCAGATTTAATGTACCTTACTTCCTGTGATTGTCCGTCTTTTTGAAAAGTTCCTTGTTCTGCGTCATCAACTTGAAACCCAAATGACCATTGTTGCAAGTCTCCCATAGCTTTGACAATTTCATAGGCTTCTTTACCACTCTCAGACGACATAATAAACTCGCCTTTGAATGTTGCCTTGTCATCATCTTGAACTATGCGTCCTTTACCAATAGGATTCTCCCATTTGTGAGACCATACCATTGGTACTTCGCCTTCTAAACCTTTAAATGATTTTAGTGAGTTTGGTAAAACTACATCTCCGTCAGAATCTACATTATTAAATACAGAGAAAACTGCTTCTACTTTGCCTTCCTTGTCGGTGTCCAATGCAAAGTCTATTGATTTAAACTCTTTGTCCATTATTCTTCTTCCTTTTCTACCCACGCTTCGTTTTCTTCTGTGTTAGGGTCGTCTGCAATAAAATGACCTTTGTCATTCCTTGCCCTTACTTTACTAGCTTCTTGTAATTTTTTTTCTTTTTCGGCTTTTGTAATTTTAACAAGCGTACCTTGTTCAATTAACCATTTAATACTTTTCTGTGGAATACCTTTGCCGTCAATAAACTCGCCTTGAGCAAAGTATTTATCTTTGACAGTTATTCCGTTCATCACTTCATACATTATGTAATTATCTCCACGCTAAATTCTACGCCTAAGTAATCAATACTATTCACAGTATAAACACCATAATTAGACGCTTCAACAACTCTAGCAGAACTTACCACTCCACCTAAAGTTGTATCTCCTTCAATAGCTGATTTTACACTTGTGCTTCCACTTCCGTCTAAATAAGAATCTAAAGAATCCTGTGATAGTTCTGCGTCCACTCTTGAAACATACATATAGATTGGAATGTTATAAGTATCTGAGCCACGAGCCATTGTAGAATCATATTCAAGTGAACTCATTACACCAACAACTGCCGTAGGTGGCTCAATAGAATCAGGTACAAAAGAATATATACTTAATCCTGAGATTGTTGCTAATCGTGTTTTTAATCCTTCTCTTATGCTAGATAAACTTGCCATAGGTATTACTATAACAAACTTTTAGCAGATAGCTGACCCTTCGGAGTTGATTGCTGAATGAATGAAACAAAGGGTCAGCTTCTTATCTGCGTGTTCAATGATACAGGGAATTGAATTATCGAACTATCTAATCTTAATACAATAAATTAAGTGTGCAATATATACAACTCTTTACATATTGCATTTCGTGTTTTTCACAAATCATTCTTCTTCTAACATTTTTTTATTCGCACAATCGTAACAAATGTTATGCAAGTCTTGTAAACAACCTAAATAAATACCGTCTGTACCACTATGCACAATGTTTTTTTCTGTATTGCAATATTTACACATTATTCTTCTTCTATTAGTGTATCAAAACATTTAGGGTGTGAGCCTGAAATTATTTGTTCTCTCATTGAAGCGTCAAGGTAAGGGAAGTATTCTTGCACAGTTTTTCTAGGATTATCCCACATATACTCGTGCCAATCTTTTCTTATGACTTCTACTGTTCCTTCTTCTCGACACATAAAACATCTGTTAGTTGGAACTGTAACAATGTCATCATCAACATTCCTATTCATATATTGTGCTGAAGTGTATAAGAGTTTCTGTTCTTGCAAGGTTAAATGACCTGCACAGTTTTTTTCTTCAGGGCAGTTGCATTTAGTTATCATCATCTCTTACTCCACTAATGTCCAAATTAAAACTTGGGTGTAAGTTTTTAATATCTTGCTCTGCTAACTTAATAGCTTCTTCTTCTGTTGCAGTTGTGTAGTTTTTACTTCCAATAAAAAATACTTTATGCTTTTTCATTTTTCCCTCTCAATTAATCCAATTTCTAATTTTCTTTTAAGTAACAATCTCTCAGCTAACTCAATTTGTTCTTTGGTTTCTAAGTGATTGTAAATCTGTTCTAAGTTTTCAAAGATTGTCATTTTTTCAACACCACATCTTCTTTTTCTATTTCTTTTTTACAATGTACACATTCGATTGCAGACCAATACAAATGTGTTACTTCTATTTCCAAAGTACATTCAGGACAATCAAATCTAAATGTTGTTCTCTTTTGGTAAATCATTCAACTCCTTCTTCAATATATTTATATCGTTCTGCATAGAATTTAATTTTCTATCCAATTTTTTTATTTCGTCATAAATTATTTGTAATGACATATCAACTCCTTTTTTCATAATTAATCAACTTGGTTGGATTATAATTTGTGATTTTTGTGTTGTCAATCTTCTATTATAAAAATCTTAGATTTGACAAGTAGGAGAGTTTCTGCTATCGTAGATTATGAATGAAAAAATAGAAGGAGTTAAATTGCAAAAATTTACTTATCAAGTCTTGAAATCTTTTAAACAAGATTACACAGACTTACAAAACTTCCAAGACGCTGAGCTAGTCGTGGAAGATACTATAACTCTCGATTGCTCAGGCTATCACAATCCACTAGAAGTGTTTTGGGCTTGGAGAATCAGAGAAGCTCGTATCTATAACAAAAAATTGTCAGACCAAGAGAAAAAAGTTTTCTCTTATATTGTCAGGCAAAAAGATTCTTTGAAGGGAGAAGAAGAATGAGTAAAGAAAGTCAAGCACAAAAAGTTTATTCTGCTGAAGGTCGAATTAAAGGCTCACATAAAATAATGCCTGATGTTCGTAAGCTAAATACAAAAAAACTTAGAGTTAAAAAATATAAACCAACAGTTTTTAATGTTGGTGTAAATGGTGTCATTGAATCTGCAACAATCGGCAAGTACAAAGACAACACTTTAACTCTTGATGATTACTTATCTGATAAAGGAGAAGAAATAGAAATTGGTATTGAATACGACCAATTCTCTTACGACATAAGAGTTTTTAGTGATACCCCTTCTTATAAAAGAAATGGTATGGGTAGTCCTATTCTTTATGATGAGTTCAAGGATTCTAAAAAAGCTCAAAAGGTTTTACAAGAAGCGTGGGACTATATGGTTTATGTATCTAAAAAGTATGAAGGCACACAATATATTAAATCTGTTGATATGAATTCTGTACAATGGAATAAAAGAAGTTATAAAAAGGACAACAGAAGATTTGTTGTTGAGCAAGTTTGTATATCAATAGAAGTTTCAAATGTTGTTCATAGAAAAGCAAGTTGGAATAAAGAATTAGATTTAGCTAGAAGTTTTATTGCTGAAGTACCTAATCCAAATTATCAAACAACAGAACAACTTGAAGAACAATTAATTAAGAATGTTAAAAGTATTGTGTTTAGGAATAGCTTTTATAAAAAATACTTTGATACTGACATTACTTTTGAATTGCCAAACTCATACAAAGGTAATAGCTACTACAAGTGGTGGGACAATCATATCGTCATTAAGAAGTGGGCTTGTGATAAAACTGTTCTTCACGAGTTAGCACATCAAGGTAAAGGTTGTAATGGTAATCACGACAGAAACTTTACAAGTCAAATGTTAATGCTTGTCGGAACATTTATGGGTCATAAGGCTCAGATAGAATTAGAAGATAGTTATAGACAAGAAGGCGTAGATTGGGACGGCATATTTTTCCATAGTGAAGATTGCTTAAGAGATTGTGGTATCACAGATGAACTTGCACTTAAAAGAGCTAAAGGCAAGAAACAATGTGCAACCCTTAAAAGCACAATGCACCAAAACTTTAAGAGTCGTAAAAGAGTAGCTAGTCGAAGATATTAAGTTCACACTTAATCGGAACTCGGAAGCCCACCGTTCATTCGGTGGGTTTTCGTTTTAAAAAATTTTTTTTTGCTTACCGTCAAATAGAAGGAGTGATAACTTCGTCAGGTCTTGGCTCTCGGTAGATTACATTACATCTACAGTTCACAGTTTCTTTTGCAGATAGATTTGGTGCTTTAGGATATAAAGCTCGTTCTCCACCAACAGTAAAGAAATCGTTTTGACCTACTACTTGACCGTCAGCAGTAATGTGGGTGTCTCTTGACCTTTGGAATGTTGTTTGCCATTCTTTGACAGTAATGAGACCTGAACTCTCAACTGCGTCATACTGACCAAACTGAGCCAAAGCCCCACCTTCAGTTCTAGCAATAGTCGAAGCTCTACTTAGTAACTTCTTCGGTAAGGCATTCTCTACTTGTCCTGTAATGTAGTCATACATTAAATCCCCACTAAGTCCAAGCTCAACTGCTTCGTCAATACTTCTACGGATTGTTCTGTTCAAATTAGCTTTAGTAGTTTTAGCTAAGTCAGGCATAACAGAATCTAACCTATCATTTACAAAGGCAACGGCTTTTCGATTGTATCTAGTTCTTGGAACAGGAGAAGTACTACTTGGTATGACATCGCCACCTTGCAATCGTATTGGATAGAATCCTTCATTGATTACCTGACTTCGAGTTTTCCTTCTGTTCTTGTAAGTATATAAATCTGTATCTTCCAACTCAGAATATCCTTTAAGAGATTCAGGTAAGAGAATACCAAATTGGAACAAGTTAAAGTCATAGACTTCTGATAAGTAAATATCATACAAGTCAAGTTTCCATTCAAGCGTAGTCTCATCTATGATATTATTTAAAATCGGAGATTCTCCATTCAAAACAAAATTTTTGTACGCAGGGTTGTCTTTGCCACGCACCATACTTCTCGTGATTTTTTTTAATTGACTACGCAACAGACCGACATAGTAATCTGTGTACCACAGTTCCCAATTCCTGAGCATAGCGTCATAGTTCCGATAGATACCTTGCTTCACTTCCGTAGATGTGAGACGACTTGTTCTGTACTCTGTGTCTGCTTGTTCTCTTAGCTTATGCCTACGCACTAGTTCTGAAGCTGACTTATCTACTTCGTCTCTCTTGTCCATAGCTCTTACTAACTTACTACTCCACCTTTGTCCTGCTGAGCCACCCCATAGCTTCCAAGCAATAACTCCATTGGTAGCTCTATCAGTTCTTCCTGCGAGAAAATCTCTAGAGTCTTGTGTTTGTAAATCTACTTCGTGTCTAGGGAAGTACTTAGCTATGTGTCGTACCTTCTCAGGACTAGCCTTTGTATTGGAGACGAGATACCGAGCAGTACCGATACCAACCGATGTACCACCTCTGCCAAACTCAGCACGGAGTCGTAGTCCTTGTTCGGCTTGTGCCTTAACTCCTTTAGGTATCGAGAAATCCAAGTCATCGTACTTTCCTTTTTTATTACTTCCACTTACGCCTGTGTCCACATTCTGACCTATACCAAGAGTATCTAAATCTATCTCCGTATTAAAGACAAACTGTCTTATATCCGAAACACTACTAGAACTATTACTATCCTTATTACTCTCTATATGACTATCTACCGTATTAGCAGTAGGGGAAGAATTTATTGCGAGGTTTTTATCCTTCTGAGTCATAGGATTCATTGTTGTTCATTAGACCTTCATACACTTCGTGTGTTGCACAAGGCATATATATTGTATTACCATTCATATCCATACTATGACTTCCTTCACAACCTAACTCTTTAGCTCTTGCTTCAGCTTCTTCTTGAGTTGTAAAGACATCATTACCAACCATATCTTTTGGCTCATCAGCAAATCTCTCTATTTGTCTAAGTCTTATATCTGCGAGTTCTCTTGTTGGATAGCAACCCATATTCCTGCCTGTCTCTGTAATAACGCAGTATTCTCCGTCTATCTCTTGTACCACTTTGAACTCTGCACCACCAAATCCTGCTTCTGAGATAGCTTCAGGTACTTCATCAGATTGTGCTTCCTGTTGTATTGTTGCAGGTTGATAGTCTCTAAGCATATTGGCAGGTACAGATACCTTCTCAGCAGGAAGTAAATAGACATCTTGTTCTGTTGTAGTAGGTAATCCAACGCTCTGTCTTGCTTCTGCTACTGTAACCCAACCACCTTGTACTGCTAAGTTCATTCTCTCGTAAATCTCATTAGTATCTGTTTGCAAGGCTCTTACATCTGTATAGTCATATCTAGCTTCTAAGTTATTTGAATCAGGGTAATCAACTTTAAGTATTTGATGTGTTATCTCTTGTGCGACCATATCCCATAAAGGAATGAGCTTTTGTTCTGTAAAGAACTCTCGCAAGGTTTTAGCGTTTGAGTAAGTAGCATACTTAAGTCCAACTTCCATACCTGCAAGGATAGAAGGAACACCAATTACTGCAGATACTCTAGCTTCAAAGGATTCTCTTAAGTCTCCTATCTCTAAGTCTTTAGGACTAAAGGCAAGTCTCTCAACATTTACGCCACCTGATAAAACCAATGGCTTACCACGATTCTGTCCACCAACTCGTCTTTGGAATGCTTTAGAGATTGATTCTCCTTCTTCTTCTGTTAAACCATATTCATCTTTAGGTGTAATCATAAAGCTAGGGACACCCATATTTGCTAAGATTGATGTTGCCATTTGTCCTGCACTCTCATCTCCATAAATCTCTCTAAGTAATGTTTTTAC